AATTGCGTTAATTCACATCTATTGCCCAAAAACACCGTCATAAATAGGGTCAAGATAAGGTAATGTACTTCCTGGGGTTATAAACCTTCCTGTTTTCAAAGTGTCCTTGTCAGCATTGAATGTAACAACATCACCCATAACACTAGATATGTTCATAAGATTGCTTGCTGTTGGCCCAAGTACAGCACCAGCTTTTGCCGTATCAGGCAAATTATACTGCGGCTGATCCGTAAAGAATGGGCGCATACCCAGCTTATTGTCAGAAAGCTTTTCAACAGCATTGTTAACATCCATAGCCCATCCCATTACACCAGAGCGATCAACTGCATTTAAAAGCTTCTCATCAAAAGTCTCATTGCCATCAATTCCATACTGTGCCCTTTTGATTTCGTTTACCAGACCAGCCATTGCTACAAGCAAGGTTGCTCCTTGCCAAAAAGCACCATCACGCTCCTGCAATCCAGCAGTAGCCATACGAACCATAGCTCCTTGACCAAACGATTTGAACTGAGTCAACATCGAGCCAAACTCCGTTGATGTCCACAATGCTCTGTCGCCAGCCCCAGGGGTAATGATAATGCGCTCTACATTTTGATTTAATGCAATGCGGAACTTCAAACGCATTGTTGGGTCTTCCCACAAATCAGTATTGGGAAGTTTTTGACCATCAACATTTCTGCCATGCTTCTCAATTAGCTTTCTCATTCGATAAGCATCTTGACGATCAATGCCATTCTTAAGAAGCTTTTCTTTATCAGACTTTGATAATGCTTCCCATGTAGTTGTCAAAGCATCAGTCATACGAAGCATTGTTACATTGCCAGCAAATTCTTTTAAAGCTTGGTTCCAGTAGTTCAAGCCATTCATCATAAAGAAAACACCAGTAGCCTGATTAAGACCACGCTCAAGTGTGTAGCGTGATCCAAACAAATCGCCCATATCTGAGAATGAATGTGCTCTAAGTCCAAGAACTGCGTCCACAGCAACGCCAGCAGCAGCAAGTTCTTTTTGCTTCAATGCTTTGACATAGCCAGCTTGCTTAACAAAAAGATTTTTAAATCCTTTTTCGTTTGTTGTCTTAAAACCCTCTACCATAGTCGTTCTAAACACATCGGGTACTGATGAGATCATTGCCCCACCCATTCCAACTAGAACATTGAACGATTTCATTACACGAATAAAACGGCTAGACAAAGCATGAGGATCTTTAGATGCTCCATATGTTCCACGAACACGATCACGCAAACCACGAATATCTTCTAGGTCACGCTCTAGCTTTTTTGTCAGTTCTGCTTTTTTATTGGCATCAGCTGTTTCATCAATAAGACGTTGATAATCTGTAACAATATCATCAATTACAGATTTCATGTCGATGCTGCCATAACGAGCAGTTAGCTCTACATCTACGCCCATAGTTTTAACATGATGACGCAGCAATGTTTCAATATCGTTTTCGATAAATTCCTCAAGAAGATCATCAGGTATGTTTAACGTAGACGCCTTTGATCCAGATGGAGAGATAACAAAATCCAATTGATCGGCTGCCCCGTCTAGATCAAGATATGGTCTGCTGCGTGTAACAGTATCCATAACGTTCTGTGCATATGTTTTGGCTGCTGAACGAGACATACGCATATTGTTAACTGCGTGACGTTCTATAATTGATAGAAACTCAGCTGAACGCTCCATAATTTTATCAACACGGAAAATGCGTGGAACATATGACAAAGCATTGTTAGCAGTAACGCCTTGCTCTTGAAGCTTAACCATAGCTTCTTCAAGCTGACGTATTCTGTTTACATCATTTGCAGCCCTCGCCTTTGCAAGATCTGTTTCTAATTGACGCTCAAATAAACGAACTTTATTGGCTTCATCTTTAACAAGATTAAACATTTTGCGATAAGACTGAGCTGCCTGAGTAACAAATTCAGAAGCATCATCACCAATATTGTCAACATCTCCACGACGCATAGCCCTTGCTACACGATTCCTAAACTGAACGTGGGTTAGTTGAGTTCCAGCATTGTTAAACATATCACTAACAGATGTTCTTAGCATCTGAACAGAACGAGCTATGTCGCTTTGTGATGCCGCTTGACCTCTGTAAGCCAAGTAAGCTTTATCAGATTCTGTAATAGCTTGACGCAAAGGCCCAAGATATTTAACTCTAAAGGTAGATTCTACAGAGTGATCCATAGACAAACCTTCATCTACCTTCTTCTGCATCATGCCGCCAACATCTACTAACCCAGTAGCAATCTGCCTGACAAATGGATTGGGGCTATCTAGCATACGAATAACAGGATTCCATGGAAGCTTTTCCAAACCAATACCTGTTTCCTTTAATGCGTCCTGTTCCATTGTGGCATACATGCTTTGACGGTAACGCTCTGGCGAAACATTAGCACCAGCTGACCTAAACAAGTTATCAGATTCTTTTACGTCTTTAAATTGTATGATCTGATCGTGATTAAACTGATTATCTAAAAACTTGTTATTATCAAAACTATTTTGATGATATTTTATAAAGTTTCTTATTGTAAAGCCACTGTCAGTCCCAAGAGAAGGATCAATCTCTTTTCTGCCATAATCTACCACTACCCCATCATACCCTGAGTCTTTTAGTTTTAATTGCAATTCTTGAACAGAATCATTTAAAGACCTGTTAAAATCATTAAAAGCATCTGCTAATTTAGCATTAGCTTTTGAAAAACCTTTTTTCCCTTCATTAGCTGTAAATTCTTTTTCTGCTTTTAAGAGTGTCTGATACTTATCTAAAAAGTCAGTTTTAATTTGAAATGCAGATAAAGCAGAAAGTAAATCATCATCAGTTTTGAGGATTAAGGGCTGGTCAAATGTAACATTTACTTCTGATACTTCTTTTCCATACATAGATGCTGTAGCTTTGCTTTGAGCATAATAAACATTATCCCCCATAGCCATACCAGTTGTAGGCATACTAATCTTTGACTCACCGCCAGTGCCTCTAAAAACTGTAAATGTTGATGGCCCCGGGGACATTGGGTTTAAATCTGTGGGTATTTGTGACCCAGAAAATCCCCCACCACTGCCAGTTGGCGTGTCAGCAATTACAGGCCCTTTACCAAATTTAGCCGTTAAACCACCACCAATAAGACTAAGCGCACTTAACATAAGAGCTGAGTGAGAGGCATCACGATATTCATTCTGAGATTCTATAAGCATCTGCTCTGGAAAAAGAACTGCGCTTGTAAATGCAGTCCCTCCAACAAAACGCTTACCAGCAGATGCCATCTTCATTACCCTTGCTGGGGCTAAAGGAAGAGCGGTTGTGGGAGAGGCAAGAGAGGCAACAACCTGTGCTCCTGTGCTATCAGTAGCAGCAAGAAACGCCATGTCTTCAGCATCTTCTCTCATTCTTTCCAGCTTCAACATTGATTCAGCTGGACTTGAGCTATGACGGAACATCCAAAGTCCATCAGAGCCACCTATCTGAGACTTCAGTTCTTCATCGTTAAAAGGGTCGTAACCGCTAACAGCAGCATACTGAGCGTCAGCAGATTCAAGCATACGATTAAGGGCTGGTATAAAGTTGTTTTGACGAAAAGCAGCACCCCAAACATTGTCAAATGTTTCGTCAAAAACTGCATAATCATACTCATCCTGAGTGCCAAATTTAGACTGAACCCTAGAGCCATGAACCTCACCGGATTTGCCATACAAGCTAGTGTACGAGTCAGCAATATCTTTGGTTTTCGGTAGTTGTGAATTTGCTTTTGTGCTTCGATCAACAGCTAAAGGAGAATCATAAAAGTCCTCATCAAATTGACGTTGCTGGTTTGTTTGAGCAATATCAAAATCAATTATCTCTGTGTCTATTGGAGCCTTAATTGCAGGCTCAGTTAACACATCCTCTATCTCTAGTGGCTTTGCAGATACCTCAAAATCAACTTCCTCACCGACAGTGGTGGGGACTGCTTGCGACTTTCCAGACGCAGCAAGAATTTGACCTTGAACTTTTTTCATAAGCTCTTCGTTGCTTAACTGACGTGACGGTGCGTCTTTTGGTGCTGTTTTGCTCAAGGTAAAATCAAGTCTTTTTTTTTGAAAATATTCAGCTTCTTTTTTGCGCCGTGTTTCGTAACGATCACCAAAGTTACGCAAATTGTTTACAGCACCGTCCCAGTCTCCACCAGTTACCTGTTTCCAGAAATTAGGAGTACGAGAAGCCAAATCACCATATTGAAAAGCAACAGATGCAATAACAGTTGCTTCGTGTTCAGGTAGCTCAGAAAACGAAGTACCAGTCGCAGCTTCCCATTTGCTGCTAAGTCTGTCATATGATTCTTTGTGTGAGAACTCATCAATAATCTTCGCTTGAGAATCGTCAATCTTAAGACCCTTTGCTTTTTCAGCCGCTTCTGCGCCTTTAATCCCAAGATAAGGCGTTATAACATCTATTATATCCTGAGGAAGACCAGCAAGATCAGAAAGCTTTCTAGCACCAAGATCAAAGCCAGTAGCGATAGTAACTCCTGAGTCTGAGTTTTTAGCATCAGGAACATAGCCCCTTAGCTTACGCTTGCCTTCAAGCTCGCCAATAAAATCCCAATCAATGTTTTGCATTAACGCCAACCTAGTGTTAAGAAACGATCAACAATATAGAAGAAATCATTCTTCTCTTCTTGTGTAAGCGTATTAGCAGACCATAGCTGTTTGCCGCCATACGGTGTCCCAGCAACAGGAACTCCTTTTTCGTTAACACCAAATGTTGTGGCATTTTGAAACGAGTTCCAAGCATTGATAAATCCATCTAGAGACTTATCGTTTCTGTTTCTTTCCATAGATTCAAAAGTAGATTGAACAAGACTTTTATCCATCAACCCATACATAGACCAAAACTGCTTTGCTTTGTCTGTTTTAAGCTGTCCAACAACTTCCTGATAAGTTTCCTTATAAGCAGTGCTATCTTTAAAATCATATGAGTATGTGTCCGTTACAAGGTGGACTCTGCCATACTCATCTCTAAGATAAACACTGTATGTAGGATCACCACCATAAGTTTCATTTGCATGGAAGTGCATTGTTGTCTGATCTAAAGCACCTGAGTTTAGTCTCTCAAACATTCCATACATATATTCTTGGGCTTTTGTAGGCGGTTTAGCTAAATCAAACTGACCTGTTAAGCCATTTACAAACCTATCCCTTACATCGCTCATAATATTTTCGTTTGTTAAAGTAACAACAGAACTTCCAGCAACAGAAGGAACAGTTGACTGAGCTATTTTAAGAATAGGATTGGTTACAAACTCAAGCTTGCCAGTTGACGCATTTTTCTGAACGCCAATTCTTTTTCCAATCTGGCGAATTGTGTCTTGCATATGAGTAACAGGGCTTCCTTCACTTTTGCTGGAAACCTTATCGTAAAAGATACTCATTATAGACGATTTGATAAATGGGTCTTTAATGAAAGCCCCCTCAACATTGCTCACACCAGCTTCATTAGCTAACTTATTAAGCATTTGTTTATCAGCTGGTGATATTGTCGTTTGAATTAAAGTAAAGAACTTTTCATTCTCAAGAGCTTTTTCAAATGTTTCCTTAAAGAAAGTTTCTTTATCGTAACCGTTATTGCTAAGAAAGTTTGTTATTTCTCTGTTTTTATTGACATCTGCATCAGCAGCGTATGCTTGCATTGCGTTTTCAATGCCAATTTTTTCTACGCTTCTAATGAAACCAACTGTCTTTTCATCAAGATCATTGCCAGCAATGAACATGCTAATGGCTGTTTCTTTTGTTGTTCCTGGGGTTTTTGCACGAATACCGGACACAATTTGACCCATAATACGCATTGCCTTGTCAGCATTTTGCATAGTATATGGAGCACGATCAAAAACCAGCTTGGCTTCTGGGTGAAGCAATCCTCTAGATTCAACGGAATAGTTTGATACTTTGTCGATGCTTGCAGTAACTATATTTTCATCTTCACTAAAAAGATCCAAATCAAAAACAACATCTACTCCAGACTCGTTTTTAACACGAACTGTATCAAATCCTTTTTCTTTTATTAAAGCCGTTACTTCAGCACTAGAAGGTGGAATATTGTTTTGAATCTTGCGTTCAGCTTTGTTTGCAGAAGCAATATCATCAGATCTTTTTTGATATGCTTCTGTATAAACTGAAATAGCTTTATCAAACTGTGAACGTGTTTTGTAATGACCCTCTGGGCCAATAACGCCTATCTGCTCTAATTTTGCTTTAAAATCTTCAGTGGCATAGTAAGAAGGCTCATTAACAAATGAACTTGTGTTTTTATCAAGTTCAAAAAAGAGCATTGAACCTGTTGCTTCTCTTTCACCTTTTGTAT